GCAGAAAAGGCTAAACACCAGGAATTGTTAAACAGCCTACAAGTTCGAATTATCTGTCACCTATGTAATGAGCCAGTACCACGCGAGGAACTAGCATTCTGGGTTCAAGGAACTGTCCTAACCTGGTCATGCAAGAAGTGTCACGCAGTTAATGTCTCAAAGTAGAAAACACCGCGGCTTTCGCACAGAGCGAGTAGTCGCAGAGTATCTGAGGCGCTGGTGGGAAGGCGCTTCAGTTGGTCGAGGTTCTGGGCGTGACATTCTCAATGTTCCGTTCGACTGCGAGGTAAAAGCGCGCACAGGACTCGATGTAGTAGGAACACTCCGCCAGATCGAGAGTCGGACTAAAGAAAGTGGCTTATTGGGGTTCGCCACTTTTAGACTCAATGGACAAGGTGAACATGCTGAGGATTATGTAGCAATGCTACGCCTTGGCGATCTGGTGGAGTTACTACTAGCTGCGGGTTATAAGGATCGCAAAGATGTTGTGCAAGATGCAGACATCATCAGATGTACCGGGTGCGGTGAATGGACTGTCTCTGGCTATTGCAAATCATGTGAGGATCAGTAATGCCTATCTATGAGTTTGAATGCACTAATGAGTCATGCGAGGCGAACTTGCGTTACGAGAAGGAGTTCAAAATTAACGAAGATCATCTGGTCGAATGCGGCTTATGTCATGAACCAATGAAAAAGATATACAGCTCGTTTGGAATAGCCTTCAAAGGCTCTGGCTTTTACTCAACCGATAACAGATAACTTATCAACAGTTGTGGATAACTAATGTACATTCCTTCATTTAACGCTTACGACACGCGGAACATCTGTGGAAACTTGACTCGTACGATACACTCTAGGCAAGAGCCCCTCAAGGGCTCAGACCGCGCCCGTAAGGGCGTAGCGCGGTGGGTTGCTGGAGTGTTGGTGGGATCTCTATGTCTGCTGAGCGCTGAGACATCAGAGGCTCAAGACATGCCAATTAAAAGCCTTAAACAATTAGCCAATAAGCAATTAACAGATAAGCAATACAACTGCCATAACGAGATCGTCTATCGAGAGAGTAGATGGCAGATAGATGCAGTCAATGGATCACATCATGGTTACTATCAAATGCGTACTGAGTCTATGAAGAACAAGCCTTATGACTATCAGTTCTATATCTATTGGTATTATGTATCTAAGCGATATGGTCTTGACTATGAGATACCGGACTATTGCAAGGCACTACATCACCTAAAGACTAGAGGTTGGCAGTAATGGCAAAGCGTGGAGACCCTAGACTTACTAGAGATTACAAAGCCTTTCGCTTAAAGGTATTGGCAAGAGATCAATGGTCATGCTTCTATTGCTCAGCACCAGCTGCAACAGTTGATCACATCATTCCAATTAGCAAAGCGCCTGATCTAGTAGTGAACTTCGAGAACGCAGTAGCATGTTGCCAGTCATGCAATAGCAGCAAGGGCAGTCGTAATCAGGGCGTTTTTTTAGGTAGGAAGGCTACCCCCCCTGTCTTTTCTGGCAGCCCCTCCCCAACACAGTCCAAAGTTCACCAAGACAGTCCGTTTACTTCCCGACCCGATCCAGATCAGTCCTGATGCCTGCCAAAAAGAAACAAGCGCTACGAGGGGCAACTAAACCGCGTATCCAGTCGGTACCTTTAAAGGGCAAATCTAAGTTCGATGATGTTCTGGAGATCGCCAAGCTGCTTAATGTCTCATTCCTGCCTTACCAGGAATATGTCCTCAAGGATATGTTGACCGTGGATAAGAAGGATATGTGGATCCGTAAGTCCAGCCTGTTGCTCATATCGAGACAGAATGGCAAGACATTTTTAGCGCGAATGCTAATCCTGACTCACCTTCTCAAGTGGAATACCGATGTTTTGATCATGTCCTCTAATCGCTCGATGGCCTTGGAAACGTTTAGGCAGGTTGCTAACTCGCTTGAGAATAACGATCACCTCAAGGGCATGGTCAAGCAGATCCGTCACGCTAACGGTACAGAGTCGATCGAGATGTTATCTGGGGCGCGTTTAGATGTTGTAGCAGCGACCAGAGACGGCTCACGCGGTCGATCTATCAATGGCCTGCTTTATATCGATGAAGTACGCGAAATCTCCGAGGAAGGCTATCGAGCAGCGATGCCGGTAACCCGCGCTCACGCTAACAGCCATGTTCTACTAACTAGCAACGCAGGAGATGCATTCAGTACAGTTCTAAACCAATTAAGAGAACGAGCCTTAGACAACCCGCCTAAGTCCTTCGGGTTTTATGAATACTCAGCACCTCAGTATTGCAAGATCGATGATCGAGCAGCTTGGGCGCAAGCCAACCCAGCGCTCGGTTACACAATTACAGAAGCAGCGATCGAGGAAGCAATAGCGACTTCGCCTATCGAAAATACTCGCACCGAAACCTTATGCCAATGGATCGACTCCTTGAGCAGCCCTTGGCCTCATGGCATTCTTGAGGAAACTTCTAACAGCGAACTCCAGATACCGCCCGGCGGATATACAGTCTTTGGCTTTGATGTGTCACCTTCTAGGCGCAATGCTTCACTCGTTGCTGGCCAGATATTGCCAGATGGAAAGATCGGCGTAGGGATCTTGCAGACTTGGGAGTCGGCAGTCTCGGTCGATGATCTAAAAATTGCAGCTGAGATAAAGGCTTGGTCTGATCAGTATCGCCCACGGCAGATCTGCTATGACAAGTACACAACCCAGTCGATCGCCGACAAGTTATCGAACGCGGGTTGCATGGTTCAAGACATATCAGGCCAGCAGTTCTATCAGGCCTGCGGAGATTTACTCGATGGCCTAGTTAATCATCGCGTAGTTCATAACGGTCAAGCCAACCTAATGCAGCAGATGAATAACTGCGCAGCTAAAGTCAATGACTCTGCTTGGCGTATCGTTAAAAGAAAATCGGCAGGCGATGTGTCTGCACCTATCGCTTTGGCAATGGTTGTCTCGATGTTAATGAAACCACAACAGGTAGCGGCTATATACGCAGGTTGACCTATATCTAGTGTATAATTGCCCTCTATGGGTATCCTTTCGCGCCTTACAGGTGCAACATCATCGCCAACTATTGAAGCGCAAGCTGCTCCGCAAGTTCTCGGTGAATATTCTCCTTATGCAATGCCCTTTCAGTTTGCCTATGTTGGTCGTACTGAAGCGATGGGCGTTCCTGCCCTAGCGCGATGCCGCAACTTGCTTGCTGGCACTATCGGCACAATTCCTTTAGAACTTTACAAGAAGTCAACTGGTGAGGAACTTGGCAAACCACTATGGCTTGATCAACCTTCTTACTCACAGCCTCGTTCAGTAACTATCGCCTACACAGTTGACAGCCTCCTATTTTATGGCCAAGCCTTCTGGCAGGTTGTTGAGACCTACCAAGAGGACGGCAGACCTTCTCGCTTTGAATGGGTTGCTAACTCTCGCGTTACTGCAACACTCGATCGAGATAATGTATTCGTCAAGTCTTACGCCATCGACGGCACAACCGTACCAATGGACGGCCTTGGTTCACTCGTTACATTCCAGTCACTCAGCGATGGCATATTAAATACCGGCACTTCTACAATTCGCGCCGCTCTTGATGTTCAGAAGGCCGCGGCTATCGCTGCTGGCACTCCAATGGCAACTGGCTACCTAAAGAATACAGGCGCTGATCTACCACCAGCAGAAGTTCAAGGATTACTAGCTGCTTGGAAAAATAGCCGTAATAACCGTTCAACTGCTTATCTAACTTCAACTTTAAGTTATGAGTCTGTCGGCTTTAGCCCTAAAGACATGATGTACAACGAGGCTATCCAAAACTTAGCGACTGAGATCGCTCGCCTTTGTAATATTCCGCCTTACTATGTCTCAGCAGACCAAAACACCACAATGACTTATGCGAATGTCCAGGACGAGCGCAAGCAGTTCCTAACGCTATCTTTGCAACCATTCGTATCAGCGATCGAGGATCGTCTATCTATGGACGATATCACCGCTCGCGGAAACATTGTTAAGTTTGATATTGATAAGAACTATCTACGCACAGATCCGATCGTAGAACTTCAGATCATTCGAGAACTTCTTGACCTTCAACTAATTACCCAAGATCAGGCCATGGAAATGACTGACTTAACTCCTAACGGAAGCGGTGAAATGCAATGAGCGAGATGTTGACATTCTCGGCAGAACTTACAGCGGATAGCGCAGCGCGCACTATCTCTGGCAAAATAGTGCCATTCGGCGGCGAAGTTGGAAACACTTCCGCCGGTGCAGTTGTCTTTGAGCGCGGTGCGATAAACATCTCTGACACCAGCAAAGTCAAACTCCTATTGGAACATGACCCAAAGCAGCCTATCGGTCGCGCTCAATTCTTTAACGAAACAGATGAAGGGATCTTTGCTTCTTTCAAAATCTCTAAGTCCTCTCGCGGTACAGATGCTTTAATCGAAGCCAGCGAAGAACTCCGTACTGGTCTTTCAGTCGGAGTTATGGTCAATGCAGCAAAGCCTAAGAATGGCGTGTTGTATGTGTCGAGCGCTGACCTGCTCGAAGTAAGTTTGGTACAAGCAGCGGCATTCAAGTCTGCGGCAGTAACCGATATAGCGGCATCACAAGATGAAGTCGCTGAACCTACCCAACCAACAGAAAGCGAGACAGCCACCGTGGAAGAAACCACTTCAGCAGTCGAAGCAACACCTACAGTTGAGGCTGCCGCAGTTGAAGCTGCTCGCCCTGCTGTAACAGCAATGGCTTACACAAAGCCACGTATCGAACTAACTGCAGCAAAGTATGCAGA